CAATATAATTTAATGCTACACTGCTTCCATTTGTTATGAGACACTTTGTCTTATCAAATACACCCTGAAGCTGAATAACTGCAGTTGATGAGGACTGGTTAAAATCGTTTGTATTGTTTGAGAAGAAGCTGGAAAGCATTCGTATTGAGCTTGATCCGGCCGCTAATAAACCTGTTGTAAATCCACGAACATATCCACCAGAAGACAATATAGAAACTGTTCCAGCAGTGCTAATACCTGTTCCTGTAGGTGTAGTAAGATTTCCTACAATCTCAAAATTATCCATGATAAGAGAACCTGAGCCTACTGCTTGAATTGCTATAGCTCCCAAACTACCTAATACAATATTAGTAATTTGACCATTGAATGTAGCTGATGATTGACCACTAATAGTGATATAATTATTGTTGGCATCGCTTCTTGACCACTCAACTTGTTGACCAGCGCTAATGGTACCATTTCCATAATTAATACCAACATAGCCTTCGTGAACATTAATTTGATCAAGTTCAAAATATCCATCGCCATTAATTTGAACTAGGTTACCACCCGAAACTGAACTGTATGGAGTACCACCATTTGTGATACCATGCAATGTCATGGTTCCAAGGAATGGTCCCTTATTAGCGGTACCTGATGATAAACTAAATAATGGTTGACCATTTACTGTTGGCTGAACATATACAGCATGGTCGTATTGTCCTTGAACAATAACATATTCGTTAGAAAGAGTAATTGGATTAACTTCTTGGTAGGTACCATCAACAATAACAACAGTAACTTGGTTTGATGAGTTAGCAAGTCCAGAAGCAATTGTAACACCTTTCTTAACTGTTAAGAACGGTGTATCCCACGAACCATTTCCTGTTGTATCATTACCATACTTTGCTACGTAGATAACATTTGTAGGAGTACCACTTCCACGTGTTGAAATAGTAATTGCTCCCGCAGTAGGTGTTACAACTATACCACCACCAGCAGTAATAGTTTTGTATTCAAGAGCTGTTGCACCTGTATTAACACCAAGAACTTGGTTTGCTGTTCCAGTTGCTGTTAGACCAGTACCACCATTAGCAACACCAAGTGTACCAGCTAAGGTAATTGCACCTGTTGTTGCCGAGTTAGGTGTAAGTCCTGTTGTACCAGCACTAAACGATGTAACAGCTAGGCCTGAAATACTTGACCAGGATGGTGCTGCTGATGCTCCACCGGATGTGAATACTTGATTTAATGTTCCAGCACTACCAGCGATATTCCACTGCCCAGATGTTCCAATACCAAACGCATCTGTGGTACCACCATTTATCACAAAGTGAATTGCATTTGAGGTTATTGTACCAATTGCAAGATCACCAGATGTAGATGTTAGATAAACGGTATTTGGTGCACTTAATATACCTGATCCAGTATATCCTGAACTATTCATTCCAAAATCACCATAATACGTTGTTGCAGTTCCCAGATCGTTGCTTACAATCCAGTCAACAGAAGCGGTTGACCCACCATGTGTATTTTGGATAATTGATTGAAGATATGAATTTTGAGAAGCCTGGAAAGCTGAGAAAATGTTAGTATCTACATAGCTTAACGTTCCCTTTTTGAATACTGTTGTAGCTTCAATGCTACCTGGTGCAACGAATACTGTTGGGATTGAAATAATAGGATTACCTAAAACACCATCACCATTTGTTACAGTTACCTGATTTGAAGTACCTGAAATTGTACGAGCAATTAATGAATTAGCGGCATACTGTGTAACTATTCCATTAGAAGCTAAACTTTGAAGACTTGCTAAAGTTCCTGCTAATGCAAATGTTGGATTACCAGTTATACCAGCTGGATTTGTAATCGTGATACCTGCTGCTGGTGCAACTAACTGTACTGTTGTCCATGCATCAGTTGCAGTACGGACCGAAAGTCCAGTTGTTGTTAGGCCTTCTACTGCAGCTAAGTCGTTAGCTAATGCAAATGTTGGATTACCAGCTATACCAGCTGGATTTGTAATCGTGATACCTGCTGCTGGTGCAACTAATGTTCTTTCAGCGCTAGTGCCGGAGCCAGTAATTATATAGATTCCAGTTGAGGAAGCACCCGATAATGCTGTTAAGTTAGTATTTTGTGCCTGTGGCGTATATCCAAGAGCAGTTGTTACATCTGACGAACTTATAGAAGCACCAACAGTTGCTCTACCATATGCATCAACAGTTAATTTTGTATATGTCCCTGGTGATACGCCGGTAGTTGCAAGATCGATATCATCTGTATTAATAACAATTCGACTTGAACTTGCTGTACCAACATTTAATGTATTGCCTGTATAGTAAAGACCAGCACCAGCTGTAATTGTTACACTTTGAGAGAACGGAATCCATTGAGTTAATGCTGTTGAGTACGCATACGCAATTCCAAACGAATCATCTAGTGAGTTTGAAACATATAGTGCCCAGTTATTCGAAGGTGCCGTTGTTGTATATGTCCATGCTCCTATTGAACCACCGATAATCGTTATGATAGCATTTAGATTTCCTACTGCAGCGCCGACAAGTGATGATGGAGACTGTTCAAAATTAATACCAAAACGCATGTTTAGTGCGGATGTTGCCACTTTAACCCAGACATTACCAGTAACCCACTCAACTACGTCGCCAGCAGCAAACCCTGCCCAAACTCCGGTATTACCTCCAGTATCGATGATATATGCGTCGCCAATTGTTGGAGTGACTGGTGGTGTTGCTGTATTACCTAGGAACCCATCTGCCTGAATAGGCTGTTGCCAAATTAAACCAGTAGCGATTGAATCAACATATCCTTTGGTTGCGGCATCGCTAGGTATGGATGGTCCAGCAAGATTTGTGATTACATTGCTACCCATATTAAGAACACCGGACATTGTATCGCCGGCCTTATTGACAGGTGTATATCCTAATGCTGTTGTAATATCGCTTGATGTTACCGCCGTTGTTGCCGAAACACGGCCTTGAGCGTCGGTTGTAATCTTAACAAAACTTCCTGTAACAGGAGTACCAACATTTGGCATATCAACATTAATATTACCTGAAACACCACTACCATTTGTAATCGTTAGTGTTGTTCCAGTAGATGTAATAGAGCGAGTTACACTAGTACCAGTTCCTGTAATAACATAAACACCTGTGGTGGATGTATTTGCAAGTGCAGTTAGATCACTATCAACTGGTTGAAAGGCAACCGCATGATATCCATCAAGTAGGTCAGCATTAAACCCAGTTACTAATTGACCCTGTGCGTTTGCTCCTAGAATAAATGGTGCTTGTGTTGCTGTTGGAGCAAAAGAATGTTGAGCAGTAATTATTCTTGGATTGCTAATGTGAACATATTGTAAATGATCATCAGTTTCTAGTCCCCCTAAAGCAGTATGGTCGAGTGCAGCAGTAATTGGTAGAGCACGATAATCAACAATATGTCGTAGGGCCGCGTGTGGAGTGTTTGTATATGTTGTACTTGTTTGGAACAATAAACAATATAAAGGTCTAAGTCCTGATAGTTCTAAACCAAACATTAATTGAAGATCTGCAAAGGTATTATCTACGATAGCATCTCCAATAGTTGCACTATTGTGTATACCAACCATACCAATAATTGGGTTTGATAAAGCAGCAGTTCCAATAACCCAAGTTGCGACATAATAGTCTTCGCTTGCATCTGCTAATACCCAGTTACTTCCATTAAAATAATTATACTGGATACGACTTGTGCCCTGCTTTACAGGAAATGTTGTTGCGGCATCTATAAATGGATAAGATCCAAGCTTATATGTTAGATCTAGTTGAGCAGGCCCATTTAAGATTTGCTCATACGGATTAGTTGGAGTATTAGAATTTGTAATATCACTACTAAGTAATAGTCCATTTGTAATATTGATTTGAGCATCAACATCACTTGATCCATTGCCATTTAATGTATATCCTGTTATATCTAATCCATTAATATATGTACGACCACTTACCTTTGACAAATAGTCTGATGTAGCATAATCCATCGAAATGCCATGACGTTCATCAGTCATCTGTTGTACTGTTGGTGTTGGTGTTGCATAATAGACAATAGCCGAAACTGAAATTTGACTTGATGAATCAAGTATTGTACCGGCAACGTATTGAAGTGTTGCTGTTGCATCATAATATATGATATAGATGCCTGTTGTATTTGGCAATACTATTGTTTCTGTTGTCTTAAAATAACGGGTACCACCAACATAAAGTGTAAAGTTTGTTCCTACTGGTGCTATTGTAAACGTCTGTGTAACTGGATTAAATGAAATTGTAGATTGTGTTCTATTAACAAATCCTGATGGTGCAAATTGATCTTTTGTTTCCTGTGTATCAATCAACTGTTGCCAAGCACTACCGGTCCAATACTCATTTACCCACAAATCTGTATTGTGACGTATTTGTCCAATTGTTGGTGATCCGGGACGCTGTGCAGTGGTTCCGCTTGGAATTACAACACCACCAGTTCCAGGAAGAGTTGGATCTGTAGCAATAGCAACTGTTGGATTGCCGGATACTCCATCTCCATCAGCAACATCAATTTCATTTGATGTTCCCATGATTGTTCTTGTTGCTGATGTGCCAGCACCAGTAACTGTATACAGCCCAGTTGTAGCAATGTTGTTAAGTGCATTTAGCACTGCGGTTGTTACTTGTATTAATGTCCAGTTGTAGTCGCCTGAACCAGATTTAACATATGTCTTATTTGTTCCAGCATATAAAACAACAGATCCAATGGGAGCTTCGTACCCGGAGCCCCCACCATCAGATGGATCAAAAGATAGGCTTGTCACTAAAACAAGATCGTTTAGTGACAAGCCATCAGGTACATCAAATGCTAGATCAATATTTGCCATTATAAATTTACCTTATACCTGTTATTAGCTATTATAGTGCAAAGTAGTTTGTTGCTACACGACGAACAGATACATCGAATGCATTTGTTGCCTTAGCTTGTACTTCCATCAGTGGACCCGCTGTAATTACAACCTGTACACTAAATCCTGTTGGACCTCCACTTACCTTAATATCAGCATACTTTGTATAGTCAAGACCAGTTGATGGAGCTGCTGCTGTATTCCAGTCAACAACTGCGTGAACTTCAACTGCACGTACCTTATTAGGTGCTGCATTATCACGAACCATGACCATCCACTTAACTTCTTGGATACCATCTGTTCCATTTGGAGTAATCGTATCAACAGTTACGTATGTATTAGCAGTCTGATTTGTTAGTGTCTGCTGAAAGTTATTGAATACAAGTGAGTTGCTCAAACTCTGTAAGTTTGCCGTAACGGTTGTATTTGTAAGGTATGGACCTGTGAAGCTATTAGTTCCAAGGCGATTATTCAGGTCATTTAGTGCTGATGTGATTGTTAATGTACCACCTGAAAACCATGCCATATCCGCTGTTAGCGCATAGTTACCTGTTGTATTGGTAATGTCACCATCACCAAGCGTTAAGTCCAATGCCGAAATAGCAGCTTCTAGTGAAGTACCTGTAATAACGGCATTGTTTGTTCCGTACGTTGGCATAACTGGACCAAGTGATGGCTTACCAATGAATGAATTGATATAACCAATTTCTATGTTACCAGTTGCACTTGACATCTGCACCCATGCAAATGAAATGTCGTTGTATACCCACTGCGTATCAGTGTTTAGTGTTCCGTTGGTTACAAGAACAGCATCGCCCTTTGTTAACGTGTTATTTTCGTAATATGGACCAGGGTTTAGTGTGGGATCATCAACATACTTGACAACAACTGGAGCAGTACTTACAACTACACCAACTTGATTGCCTACTGTTGGTGTGCCTGTAAATGGAGATACAAAGATAAGACGATCACCAACAAGTAGTGTGTACCCATCGACAACACCCGCAGCCGCATTGATTGCTGCTACTGCTGCTACTAAGCTAGCATATACAGCTGTTACTGCAACAGCTACTGGCTCGCGCCACGACAAACCTTGTACAAGGGCGTCAATATATGTTTTTGACGTAACCTGTACCCAGTCAGCGTTTGTGCCTGCTGATACTGAAAACTTTGTCCAAAACTGATTCTTGTTACTATCTGCAACTGTGTACATGAAAGTTGAACCAATAGGTGCATCAATTTCTTCGGGGAAGTTAACTGCATCTGAACCTGGAAGGTGTGAACCTTGTAGCACAAATGCATTGCTTGACAAGTCGCTAGCGACAACATCAACACCTACGTATGTGCGAAATAAATCTAATGAACTCATAATCGTCTCCTAAAATCGGTAAAGTGGTTGGCCCGGTATTTATCCTGTAGGCATCTGTATTCTTACAGCATTAACTGTATACGTATGTGTTGCATGTTTATTTGTTATTAGCAGCGACAAGCTACTACCAATTATTTGGACATCAACTTTGTGGGGTGCAGTTTTGTAATCACCAACTACCCCTGTCCAGTTATATGATTCTGTCCCAGCAACTCCAAGCCTGCTTTGTCCTAAAACTTCTCCTGAGACAACCTTGTTACCTACTGTATCAACAAGACTATAAATCCATTTCACCGTATTGTTCGTAGCAGCAGGAACTGCATCACAAGCGACCGTGTTTAGTGGAGGAATGGTTGCAGCAACAGGATTTGTTCCTGCTGGTCCGGCACCGCCTCCTGCTGGTCTTGTAATAATAATGGACATCGATTACTTCCTATATTCTAATGCTTTAGGGACATAGTTGACAGTAGAGAAGGATTTTGGGGTTCATATCGGAGTAACCATTGCATTTGCTGCAATAACGTAACTTTTGACATGAAATCCTCACAAAGTATAAGCCTACTAATCTGCTTATGTTATTTATAAGGCGCGAATGGCAGGAGCGACGAAAGCTCGGACATAAATAGAGTTAATGCTTTCTGATTTAAGGAAATTCTCAAGATGCCAATCGCCAGTAATGTAATTATTACGTCATTTTTCACCAGAGCTGGTGTTCCTGCGAATGACATTCAAACCTACAACGGACAACCAATTTATGCTGGTGTTCTTTACCCTCAAATCCGTATTTGGGAGGTAATTGCTGGAAATGTTCAGGATAATTTCATTGGGGCTTTTGAAATGATCCCCGTTGAGGATGCTCCCGGTCCCATCGAAGATGGATTCTACAAATATACATTCTTCGACATAGGCGGATACGACCCGACAAAAACCTATGTGTTTAGGACAGATGGAGGTCCAACGCTACCTCCTGGAGAACGGTATCAGGCAGGTCAGATGGATCCTTCACAGGATGTCATCAATATTGCCAACCAGGTTTGGGATGAGCCTATGTCACAACATTTACTTGCTAATACCACAGGCTTCACTCTCGCACAAACAGAAGCAAATACCGTTGCGATTGCAAACAACCTATTCTTGAATCCTAATAGTGTTCTCGACCTTGTGCAGTTGATTCTTGCGTATGATACTAACAGAACAAAGATTGATCCGGTTGCAAAAACACTCACAGTATACGAAAACGATTGTGTTACACCATTGCGTGTATTCCAATTGCTCGATACAACCGGTGCTCCAAGTATTACAGAGGTTGCAGAGCGCAAACCAATTGCCGCCAACGATGGCCTACCAGTCTGCCCTTAAGGAGTAGGACATGGCCGGCCTCGGGAACTTAACAACAACACTGATTACGACGCGTGGGTTGTATACGCTTGGTGATGTACATACGCCAGGATTTACAGTCTTGACATTTGGTGCCGGAATCACTCCTTGGTTCCGTTTGTACCTTGGTGAAGGATATGTACCACCAAAACGTGAATATGTTGCCGCTGCAGGTAGCCGTGTTTACCAACCTGGTGAGTTTGCTCAATCATGGAAGCAGGTCGATCCAAACACTGGCTTGGCAACAGAGGAGCCTTGGTTAGTCCCTCGCGACCAGGAAGACCAGTACTTCAATAAGGGTAAAGTTGTTACGATTAAGCTTGTTTGGGGCGAGAAGCAGCTCGAGAGACAATACAAGATTAACGAAAGAGCAGCAAAGCGAGTAATCGAAGCTGCAAACGTTATCAACGCAACAAGAGAAAAGATCAGAATTACTGTGTCAGCAATCAAAAAGGTCACCTCAACCGCTATTGTTGAGGCTAGAAACTTGATTCTTCTCCGTAAACCCAATAAATAATACGCATTCAAAAGGATAGTACCATGGCTGAAGAAATTGTATCGATCAACAACTTAAAGGAGAACATCCTCCAGTTCGAGCTTACTGTTGAAGGTTTGTCGATGAAGGATTTCGATGCTAAGTTTGTTATTCACTCAGCAGACATGGAAATGGCGTTCCCTTGCAAGAAGGGCGATGATGGAAAGTGGTCAGTTACACTTCCACCACTCCCAATGCTTGAACGTACAGCATATCCATTCCATCTTCAGGTCGTCGCTGAAGGGTTCCAGTTCCGTCCTTTGAAAGGTGCAGTCAACATTGTTGGTTCGCCTGAAGTATACGCAGCAGGTGTTAAGAACCAAAAATTGGAATCACCAACGAAGCCTACCGAAACTCCAAAAGCAAAGACAGAGTCAGTAGTTACTCCAAAATCTCAACCAACAAAGCAACGCGAAAAGCCAGTTGAGCAAGTTGCTCGTGAGTTAATGGAAGCAAACAAGGCTACAAAGAAACCAATCGTTGAAGCAAAGACTGTAGAAGTCAAGAAAGAGCCAATCAAAGAATCACTACTTCCAAAGATTGATGTTGAGAAGAAGACAAAGCCAGATACATCCGCAAAGGATAAGGCTGCTCGTAAGGTTCTTGAGGATCTCGGTATTAACGTACCAAAGGCAAAGTCAAAGAAACGTTTCTCGCTTAAAGATTAACGAACTACTCGTTCGTTTTTTAATTCCTGCATCACACGAAGTAAGTGCTTACACATTCCAGGCTTGTGTGTTGGATTTCTAGGCACACGATCCGTCTTTGGATGATACGGTGCAGGAGGCTCTCCATACAAACTTCTATCGCTTTGATTCCACTTTGAGAACGTAAAATAGAAGTCCAAACACGTGCAACGTACTTCTGCATTGTTGCGGTTTAGTTGGATCGGAACCATGTGAACTTCTTGTTTGTCAGGTCCAACGAACGACACATTATCAGGACGATCCTGGTCCTCAAATATCACACCGTGAAACATGATTGTTGAGTCGTATTGGTGTGGTCCACTTTGTACTTTTGCCTCAACCTTGAGGTCTCCGGTATCACGTTGGCCACGTGATGGAATTAGCTGCATACTCTTAATTTGAATAGGAGCGACAACGTGTTGACGACGCTGAGAAGGTGGCTGAAAGCTCTGTGTGTTTTGGTTGAGCGTAGCTAATGGGGTCTCATTTAACTGAGCCTCAATTCTCTCTCCACGAATAAACATCGGTTTTGTTTCCATACCGATATTTATCTGGTGAGAGTATTGATTACCTCAATGCGGTCGAATTCACCGAGCAAAGGTCCCTGAAGCGCCGTGTAATGCTGGCGTACAGCATCCTTAGGCACGTCCTTTTCGCCCTGAGCACCACGAGCCTTCTGTCGCTTGAACAGAGTCTCCAACGCGATAGGGAATACGTACCCAATTACGTTGTATCCGTGCTTACGAGCATCATCAATGAAAGGACGACGACGCTTGCGTGACAGATTCGTGTTGTCGATGTAAATGTTCTTTCCGGTCAGAACATGAGTCTTGAATTCCTTCATGTACTTCGCGTTGAACGAAGGGTCGTCAACCGACATCTGGTATGCCTTTTCGTAGTTCGAATCATACCACTCGAGGCGCAGAAGATCCCACGAGTAGTGGTGCAACTCGTGTTCCTTCAGAAGCTTCTTCAGAAGCGTCGACTTGCCACAACCGGAAGGTCCGATTGCGAGAATCAGAGTCTTTTCCTTTCGAATCTCACCATCGAGATGAACAGGAACGTGCATCTTCTTCTCGAACTCAACGATCCACTCGTCAACCTTCGCAATCTTGTTCTTGTGGTCATCCGCAACGCGACCATGAGTGTCAGCAGTCAGATGGTTCTGGAACACAGGCGAAGAGAAGTACATCGCCGCGGTTGTAGCAATGTTCTGAATCTTGTCGGTAGGAACTTCATAAGGCATGTGATGCTCAATCACGAAGCCAACCTGGAAGATGATATTGATCTCGCGCTGTTCGAACAACTCCCACATACGCTCGATGTTTCGCAGAGCATAGTCTTCCCAAAGACGGGCAGAGATCACCTCGTGTCCACCAAATGAGTTGTAGGTACCACGCTCAGGCTTGTACTTCTCAACACGAGCAGCAGGCTTTCCGGTATCGTGGAAAGCACAGGCGACAGCACCGATCAGAGTCTCGGTTGTCCACTCTTTGTCTGCCCACGAGATGTACTCTGAAACGACCATGTCCGTGTGCGTGCCCACCGACTTTTCCCGGTGCCAAGGGCTACCCTCGACAGTCTTCTCCATAGTCTTATAGAGATCGTCTGTCTTGAATTCGTTGTTGTACCAAGCGATGAATTTGCCACGAAGACTCATGAAATACTCCTAAATTATGACCCTATTATACAGGGATCGAAGAGTCAAGTCAACCGTTAGATGAACGGCATTGGCGCGTCATTTTCGCTGTTTTCGTTGTACTCGATATTGCCACTGTCCCACTGTTCGAAACCAGTTGTTGAATACAACTTGTCAAACGCGTTCTGGTCATATGTAGCAATTTCCTCAACGAGGCGAATGACGGTTAGTGTAGCTGCAATACAATCTGAAGTGCTACCCGGAAGATGATCATAAGCACCACGTGTACGAACGAATGTTTTCAACTCCTGCAACAAAATTGGAGATGTAATTTGAATATTATCCTTTTCAAACATTTCCTTGAAGTTGACACAAGCTTTCATCTTCGAACGAGCTGTAGTGAAGAATCCTCTCTTGCCCTTTCCTTCTTCAGAAACGAACTCCGAGTTTGTAGGTGAGTTTTCGTCAGCTTCGAACAACGAAATGATACCCTCACCAACACCGTTATTTTCAACACTGAAGTAAACCATTGTTCCCTTATCTTCAAGGAACAACAAGATGTTCTTCAACACTTTGTACGAATCGTTTGGAGACATCGTATTAGAACGGTACTCTGCAACCTGTCTCATTGATGGGAAGTGATAGATTGTGATGACGGTAAAATCCTTGCCAGTACCTGTAGCAGGATCAACTCCAACAAGGTATGTTGCACCCGGTTTAATATCGTACCAGAATACTACATCGCCAACGACAAATCGTGGCTTGACATCTTTTAGCTTTAGAGTAATCTCTGCAAGCTTAATTGAGTTAACCAATAGAGCTTCGGAGGATAGGAAGTCACATTCGTATTCCTGCTTCCATTTCTGTTCGCCAATACGACCGATTGTCTCTTCTTTGAACTTTCCATCACGTCCGGGTGGCTCATCCCACTTAACTTCAATTGGAAAGAAACCGTTTGCCTTGACCATTGCGCCACGCCAGATCTGAGCGAAGATATCAATATCTCCGTTAGGCGTAGATGTCATAATACAATCACCACCAGTCGATAAGGTAGGCTCAATCGAAGTCCAGAATTCTTCCTGGATGTTCTTAGCTACGTGGGCAAATTCGTCCAAGTACAAGAGTGAAATTGACAAACCTCTACCTGAATTTTCTGACGTTGCTTCCGAAATGATACGTGTGCCGTTGTCGAAACCAACACTGTGCTTATTCCATCCATCGTCCTTGATACCAGGCTTTAACCACATGGGAATGTTCTCGTAACCAAGACGAATACGATGGATCATTTCCATAGCATTGCTGTTCTTATTTGAAGCAATTAGAACGGTCTTATCACGATGGAAGCAAGCGTACCAAAGAAGATATGCACCTGATGTTACGGATTTACCTGTCTGACGAGCGGACAGTACCACCGTAAAACGGTTGTTCTGATATCCACGCAACATGCGTTCTTGGTAAGGACGAAGACGGAAAGGAACAATACCACGAGTGGGATGTTGAATCTTTACGTACTTGTCAATGAAGTACACAGGATCGAGTTTGCACTTCTTGAGCTCCAATAGTTGCTCAAAAGTATACTCGTGTTGGACATTAGGTCCTTTTATGTTGGGATTTTTGTTACGAGGAATTAGTGCCAATCCTCCATAAACTTACAACGCTTTGCTGAGTTCTCGTCTTTTGTCAAAATTTGTAGATTATTTTCGCTATGCAATCCACAAACTTTTTTGCTTTGAAGAGGAATAATGTGATCTACCTCTCTTGGTATTCCATCTTGCTGTTGAAGACGAGCAGCTTGTTCATAGATCTGTTCAATAGCGTCTTGGTTAGCCCACAATGGCGTAGCTAATTCAATATTCCTATTTCGTTTGTTAGCTTGCAATCTATTCAGCGCAGCTCCTCGAGGCGAGCGTCTATACTCAGTCATTTTAGCTAGTCGATGTTCTTTATTGTTGTGGAAATACAATAACGTCTTTTCAATAATTTGATCTCGACGTTGCTGATAGTATACTTTGGCTCGTTTGCTTTGTTTTTCTTTGTGACCAGCATAATAGCGCAGCGCAGCTGCTCTCTTCTTTTTAGTACTTTGTGTACTGTTGTGGCATAATTTACAACGAGAGCTCAACCCACCAGGTCCTTCTTTAATATTAAAGAACTGGTCTCGTGGTTTATTGTCTTTACATTTTGAACAAATCTTAGTTAGCATACCTAATATTTAGCAGCAAAAAATAAGGGGTTACCCGTTTAGGGTGAAATGAAGACCTTGATTGCAGCTCTAAGTGCGTTTCCACTCTTAGGATCCCAACCGTACGTATCAAACTGGGCTCTGGAAAGTGTTGGGAATTTGTCAGCGTGGAGAGCACGAAGGAATGGTCCTGAGATATAGTAATACTTAACTTCGTTGGTACCAGGAACAACAAGTGCGAGATAATGATCGCCACGTTCCTTATAACGTGCTATTAGTTGCTTTCTTAGTTCGTTTAGAACGGCGGCTCCTGTCAAGGGAAATGCTGGAACTTTTCCGCTCTTTGCCACGCCTGGATCACCAGGAAAGCCAACACGTCTATCTTGCTTGCGAACTTCATCAATTAACTGTGAAAATGACAGCTTGTGTTTATTGTTTGGAAGCGTTGATGCTGCCCAATCGAGCATTGCGTCTGATTCACCTCTACGAATTGAACTATCATATGCAGTGATGCGCATACCAGCAACCTTAACTTCGATGTGAACCTCTTCGCCATTTTTCATTGTCATGATAATGTCAGTTTTCTGGCTACCTCGAGGTGCGAGGAATGTTGCCTTGGAAGATGGAAACTTTCTACGGAAATCACGAATAACAAACACTTGAGCCGCTGCTCCAGTATCTACACGTGTTTGTTCGTCCTCTTCATTTTCTAGGAGAGGAAATGGATTGTTAGCTTCAACTAGCCTCATCTTTCTTCCCCATCATATTCTCAAGTCGCTCGAGAATCTCACTCTGGGAACCAACAATCAGGTTGTTGTTAACTGTCTTTGGACCTACCTTGCTATTCAGATCAAGTGTAACCTTGTCCTTGTGTTGCTTTAGTGTCCCTTTTGATTGGGCTGCTTGTAGTGCTGTATTCAAGAACTGAACAGCAACCTCACCTGAACGAGCCTTATACTTGCCTTCAATCAGTTCTGTTTCTTGAAACTGGCTCTCAAATGCTCCCATTGCAGCATCGTAAACTTCCTGATACTGACCTTCAATTTCGTGGTCCTTATCATCATAAGTCTCAGCAGCAACAATCTCAGTCGTGCGAACGATTGTAGGCATAAGAGTTGTACCTTCCTCAATTTCGAACACTTGCTCGAGAGGATGATTTACTGGGACTTCTTTTTCTACGCGTGTTGTTTTACTCATTTGAATTGTGTGTTCTCGTTAATAAGTCGGAACTTCATCCCGTATTTAGAACAATATTTGGCAGCGCTCTCCCACTTTGCAATATTAATCGCATATGTGATTTGCTCATATAGTTGCTGATTATGTTTCTTACCAACAATAGTGGGTTGAACCATTTGGGTAGAAGGCTTGATTTCAATAACTTCTTGAATAATTTCTCCATTTTTATCGATATACTCAAACCAAAAATCAGGATAATATGTGTGGATCTTTTTGTCTGTAGGCTTAATGTATGGGATACCAAATGGTTCTGAAGACCAACGAAGCACACGTGTGTTATTGTCTAGGAACTTACAGAAGTCTAGTTCCCATGACGAACGGAATACAATTTGGTTTCTTGCCGTGCCTTGCTTATGCTTTGCAGAGTTGCCTAGCACATATTTTTTGGGATGGCGAGGGTGGTAGAATCCTTTACTGAATCCCTTGGGCATGATTAACTTCCCGATGGTGTAGGTGTAGGTATTGGTACGATTTCTTGTTGTGGAATTTGCGATTGAGTTTTTACAGTTGCTAGTGCATTTGTTGCAGTCTGCTGAGCAGCAATAACTTGTTCTTGCGATGTAGCGGCAGCTGTTGCAGTAGCAAGGTTCAGGTTAATCTGCGACGCAGCATTGTTAGCTGCTGATGATACATTCGTGATGTTTGCAGTATTGTTTGCACTTGCTGGTGTTGAGCCAGTAACCGGATCAAGTGTAGCATTTGTTCCAGATGTAGGTGTTGATGGATTCGCTGCAAGCGATGTAACGGAACTTAGTGCTGACATAGATGCTGTTGCTACTGATGTTGGTGTCTGATTATTGCCGTTCTGGTTTGGCACCGTTCCCGTTCCACCACCACCAACAACTGGTGCTACAGATGCCATTCCTGTCAAGTTTGAACCAGTTGCTGTAGTATATGTTGGCGTTGCTTGATCGTTTGCTGCAATTACTGATCTCAAAATACCCTTGTCAGATAATATCGTTGATTGACCAGAAGCCAACTTAATTCCATCTCTTTGATCCCAGTTTGGTACCGACGTGTGTGGATCTACACCAAGAGGACGCAATCCACCGGTTGTGAGATCGTGAAGATTATGACGTGTTGGAGCGTCTTGATTGAATACCTGAATACCTGGAGCAATGAATACACTATCGTAGCTAAACGTAAGACTAACTTCTGTGCCTTCACTTGAAGCCATATCAAGATCGTCGAGATCCATCTTCGTGATTTTTGGATTATAAAAGTGCATTTGATTCATCAATGTTCCTGCACGATAAACATGATAAATTGAAATGCGACGAAGAATGTTTCTTATACCTGTGCTTCCATACGCACCCAACGAACCTGCATAAAGTTGACCTAACGTATTTGGCCACGATGCTGAAATAGGCGAGTTACCACTTTCAAAACCCATTCCACCACCAACTAGATTGTATGCATTTAGTGGAGCTTGTTGCTGTAACTCAACATCGATATTTGCGATTGGGCTTATTAGTTTGAGGTATGTAGTGTAAAATTGAAATGCATTATTGCGATCGTCATCGAGGAACTTCATCGTGATTGGTTGATATACAGTCTTCTTTGCAACTTTAGTTCTGAAGTTGTACATGTTGATATCTTCATACTCAAAATCAACTGTAGGACGAGTTGTAGACTTGATTACGAATGCTGGATCAATGCCTGGACCTTTCTTCAATACCTCTTGAAATTCAGGATCAAACTCAAACTCAACAACGAACAAAAACTTATACTTAGGTGCATACTTAATCAAATCTGTTGCATAGTTACCAACACCGCATGTTTGTCCAAACTGTGATGCTTGTGGTTGTGTTGCAGGAGTTGCTCCTGTGAACAAGGATGAAATTAACGCTGTACCATTTTGGAAAGCCGAGAATGCAGCTGGAATATCTTGTGGTCTAAACTTACCTTGACTAACACTATTGTATACTTGCGATGCACCATTCAAAGCATTATTGGCGACACTTGGATTGAATTGACCTGCTGTGTTCAGTTGGTTCTGATCGATACCAACTGCTTTTAGAACCCACGCCTGTCCATTACCAACTGCAGCTTGTGGAATCTGACTCATACCGCCAATACGAACAGCATTTGAAACACCTGCAAGGTAGCTTAATCCTTGACCAACGACACCACCACCAACATTATTTGCTAGGTTAGCAAACGCACCAACAACACCGAGCGTTGATGAAAGTGCTAACATTTGTGCTTGAGATTCTGTTTGTGCTCTCTCAAGAACACTTGGGCACCCTGTAGCGTGAGCAACTCCAAATATATCGGGGCTTTTGTTTAGGATTGTTCCTGCAAAGTTAAACAGGTTGAGTCTTGGATCACTTGCCATTCATAGTTCCTTGATAGGTGAAAGTATTTATGGAAAGGATAAGGGGGTAAAAAGAGGGCGCCGAAGCGCCCTCTTAACTCACGTCCGTGTGAGAACTTATGGCTGGTTATTGTTTTGTGTACCGTTTGGAACACGACCAGCACCACCAAGAGCTGAACCAGGACCTGTTGTGTAGGTACCGATTGTCTGGAACGCATGATCAAAACGCATGCTGATATCAATCTTGACAGCTTCAGATGCAGAGTAGTCCAAATTGTTGTAGTTGACATTCTTCAACCAGCAACCTTCTAATGTCCATGTCTCCAATACTTGCTCGTTTCCATCCAACATATCCAAGTACGTTACGAACTTGTATAGTGAACCTTCAGGAGCTGTTGCCAACCATGGACCCTGTGTACCAATCAAGTACTGCTGAGCCTGTAGCTGGTTTGTGAGAACTTGTGAAGCACTCGATGTAATATCGTCTTCGATAGAAATCTTGATTTCTTCCCATGAATGCTTTGCAGCAATCCATGCGCGTGAATTATAACGGTTCAACGCAACTTCTTCAAAGCTAAGTGTTGGACGATCCATGGTAACAACCTGCATGCTCAATGGCTGTGCATCGCCGTTTGTACCGGGACCGCCAATGCCTGCAAACGTTGCACGCCAACGGTTCTTAAGCTTTGGTTGGAGAATACCTGTACCTACGCCAGGAATACCGATATCGTTAATATTTGCCATGTTTATCCATCCTTATCAATACGTGTATTTACATTAATTAGACTGAAGGCGAAGCACCTGCTGTATTAAGCGAAGCACCTGTTGCAACAATCGTGATTGGGATGTAAATGAATTCCGCTGCCTTTACAGGCTTCAAAGCTACATCGATAATCAACGAATTTGCGTCAACAACCGCTGGTGTGTTGTTTGAACTATCGCAAACCGTTGCGAAGTCATACAAGCCACGTTGTGTGACCAAATTACCTAGGAAACTATCAACCATTGTCTTCAAGTTATTTTGGGTCAAAGTATCGTTTGGCTCGAATACGAATGCCAATGCTGACTTACGTAGTGAACGTGCGATGTACTTAACTAGACGCGAAACATTGATACGGTCGAGTGCTGTTGCAGTCGTACCTGTCGATGTTTTTTGTCCCCAAACAACGAAGCCGTTACCTGGGAAGAACGCCAGTGGGTTAATGCCACCAGCTGCTGTGTAAGCGTACATTACATCGCGCTGTCCCTGGTTTGGGTGCAAGCTAACGAACGTTGTAGCCGTTCCAGGTGTTCCCGTGAAGTAGCCAATATCATTGACACCCGAGATCTTACCACGGTTCAAACCTGCTGGTGCAAACCACTCGAAAGATACGTTGTCGCTAAATGCCATCGTTGTTAGTGCTTGTGCACTTGATGGAACCATAATCGTTGTACCGTCAAGGTTTGTTGTCAAAATGTGTGGGTAGTAGTAGCAAATGTTACCGGCAACGTCAATAACACGTGCAACTGAAGCTGCCCATGTTGAAAGCTGATCTGGATTATCGCCCATTGGTGTATCACCAATTACGAGAACTTCTGAGTTCAAGTAGTTGACAACAAGTGCCTGCATATTCGTTGCACACTCTGGATAACCAGGTGTTAGAATCAAGTTGTATTCAATTGTTTCAGAACGAATGTCTTGGTTGCTATTGATAACTGCATTCAATGCCTGAACAATAGCTGCGCGGCGTGATGCATCATCTGTACCAAGAGATGTCTTAAACAAGAAGTTATTTGTCCACTGGAATTCATCACCAGCTTGTGTTAGCAAGTTACCTGCTTCTGCTGCTGTGAATTGGCCTGGAACCGTACCACCCTCAAGTGTGTTGAACCATTCGTTCAACAAGCCAAGGATACCAATAAACGTACCGGTTTGTGGCTGTGTGAACCCGTTTGCATATACAGCAAATGGAGTCAATGTCTGGTCGTTCATGAAGTCTTCTTGCAACGTTGTTGGCGTTGTTGGAATACCAAATGAGTAATCTTGCCAGATGAATGCCGTTGCCTGAACAATCAATGCATACAAGCTCGTGTGGTCAATTGTTACTGCATATCCATTCGTACCTGGAACTGCTGTGTTGAATTGAACAAAGCTAGGATCAACTGATGCAAACAATGGATTTGCACCCGAATCTGCAATCGAGATTGTTGATGATGAACCAACCGTTGCGCTAGTAACGACAATGTTACCAGCAATTAATGAAGCTGTTCCAAATACTCCAAGTGTTGCATTAATCGATGTTAGCAATTGAGCAACCGTCAAACCGTTAATTGCAATTGACAATGGGTGTGCAACAGTATCGATAGTAATCGTTGCTGTGTATGGTGTTGCTGGTAGGGCGGTGATAACTGTTGCATTTGTCAATAAACCACCATAGTTAACAGTCTGTGTTGCAGCTGTTGATGGTGATGAAGGTGACAATTGGTTGTTAACGTTGTACTGAGCAATCCACTGGTTGACCAAATTTTCAAGAACCGAGGTAGCAACATCAATGTCGCCTTGCCATGTTGCCTGAATGTCTGCAAAATTTGTATCCAAGTTAACATTTGCGCGGACCGTGTAAGCGAAGTTACCTTGACCTAGGAACATATTCAACGCTGCTAGACCATATTCGTTTGTGGAATCACCGTTGTTTGGCTGACCGTTTGTAGTATTGAAGTAAGGAATACCAAACGTTGATTGGCTCTGTTGTAGAGAGGTGATTGTGCGAACAACACCATACTCTTGGGTACCAGGAGCAATAGGGCTGCTTGGGGTCGTTGGGCTAATTGGCTTATTCTCGCGAGTTGCAAGAATAATTAGTGGAACGGTTGGGGCTGACGCAGGAACAAAATAGCTCTTGTCAGTAACTGTTACACTTACACCTGGGCTAACTAATGTTGCCATATTAAAATCTCCTTATCTCTCACCTTTTAGATCGCCTAGACTACGTTTGGGTAGTATGCGATTATTTATAGCTTGTCGCTGTTCGAAAACCATTTTTTCCTTGAATTACGGTTTATTGATGTCAATATTATTCAAGGAAAACAGGTCTATATAAGTTGCGCCTTCGGCATTAAGTGCGTCAAGAACACTGTACGAATCACTGAAGTTCGTTGCTGATGAGACAACAGCCAAACGGACCTTGATGTTATCGATGTAGTTCTGACGGAAATTTGCGGGACCAGAAAGATAGAAGATCACTTCAAAAAACAACACCGACTGGATGACACGTCTGTCAGCACCAGCAGGAAAATTCTCTTCCCAATTGATGTTCGTCATTTCGACGGTTGTTATTTGGGTCATATCAAGCGGATCATCACTCGTCTGAATTTGTACGCTAGGGTCAAATAGAATCATGATTTGTTCCATGATCTGGTGATGTTGAAGTGTGTTGCTTGCATATACACTTAACTCAAATACCGCACGATATGGGACTGGTTGAATCTGACGATAGACACCAACGTTGTTTGGAAATGGTTGACCGTTGTTCAATGCAACAGTTTGACGGCGAGTTGCACCAACACCTTTTCTCTTGTCAGGTGCTTGTGCAATACTACGCAAGTATGCACTCATTGCTGGAAGACGCAAAGGCTTGTTTTGTGTTTGATCGCCCTTGATCCAAGCAACAACTCTGTCTCTGCTGCCGTACACAACAGGAACTTTGATTAGACGTGCTGGAAGATCAGTACTAGCACCAACTTTAACTTGGAGTTCAGAAAAGATAGCCATAAACTGAACGCAGTAGCGTTTTAACTGTTCATCAAAATAGTAGTCGCTATCGTCGCAAAATGTTTCTGCTGGTGGTGATGTATCTGTCATTATAGTATCTCGGGATCATTTGGTGGATCGCACTGAGGAATTGGTTTTTCAATAACCGCATGCTCTTTGCGAATGCCGCTTGAGTGAATAAACTCTTCAAGCGTTGGTTTTCTTGGGTTGTATATTTCACGCCAGTCGGTTTCAAGATATACCCACTGATTCTTTGCTGCAGAGTATCTATACAAACGAGCCGGGATACCTTCTGAAGGACCAATATATGTCATTCTGTGATAGGCTTTATCTTTTGCATTTTGTGTTGGTGGAAGCGTAGGACCTTCTGTAAATGGTGCATTGTTTGGAGGCATTGCATCTTCGCCATAGATTCCTTTCTTGTTCAAACTAATCTTTGATAGTGCACCTAGAGGCATGCCTTGTGTGGCAGCACTTGCTTTTTGTTCATCTGAAAACTCTTGGATGTAACCAGAGGTTTCACGACCATTTTCAGGTACGTTATCAAGAGCTGTTGTCTTGATGAACGTTGCAATGTCAGAAAAGTCTTGGAAGTTAGGATTACGACCATTTCCTTGATTCATCAAACCATCGCCGCCCCTTACTGGTTGCTCTGCAAGATCACCAAAGATGTCTTGTGTCTCTTCAGAAGCGTATGCAGGCTGAGCTGTGACCTTGAGTAACAAAGGAACCCACGTTGGTGTATAGCCATTTGCGGCCCATGTTACATCCGTAACTTCCATCCATTTGTAAACTGGAGTCAAAGATGATGAGTATTGTGTCTCACTTGGAAGACGAACAATATCACCAATGACAAGTGGACGACCAAGAATTGCGACACATGATGTGAAGCTAATCTGTAGGTTGTATGTCAATGCAGGAAGCTCAATACCAAAGCGGGAGAGTTCTGTACTTGCTTCAACAATGCTGTAATAGCCCTTCATCAAAACTGGATCTGTTTCATACGCGCGATCTCTATTCTCCAACAAAATTTTGTCTTGGATATTACCAACGTTGATCGTTTCATAGTTGTGGTACAATTGCAAAGCCTGAACGCCCCAATAGTCGGTTGTTCCAGTTCCACCTGTTTGAGGTGTTGTTCCGGGTATGCAAGGATCTACAGTGCCACCATTAAATTTTGTTGGACGTAGACGCCAGTATCTTGCTGGAGCTGAATGCTTCATCAAAATCGTATTGAACTTGTCATCGTCTGGTAGTGTTGCTAACCCAGCACCATACCACTTACAGTTGTCGTTTGAGTATTCGAGACGAACTTGCGTAACACGATTCTTCTGGTTAGCTGATTGCTTAATAGCAAATGCTGTGATGTGCTTGTTAATTTGAGTGTCAATACCGTACATGCGGCGTGTCTGGTCGAGCGTCTTGATATAACCAAAATCGTACCCTAAAAAGGCGGATGAGGTTACTCCTGACCCAATTTGGATAGAATGCCACTCAGAGACATATGTCTCAAATGCATTAGAAGCGGGATATACCGGTGCAAAACCGCCCGAAATCGCTTGTCCATGACCAGTTGCATCTACCAGCTTACATTGTTCGTGGACACCTAGGAGCTTGTATACGTAGACGTCTGCTCCAGCTATATTGATCGATTCGGTAATCATCGAATCTTGAACGCAAGCATCATTATTTTGGGTTAGTTGAAACGCATACGACTTCAAATCAACTGTCGTTGGAGGACAGTCAAGTGCTATTCCTGGACGGAATGGAACATAGCCATTTGGATTTGGTGGGTTCTCAGGTCCTGTGTTGAAGTCTGGACCTGTTGTACTACCAGATGCCAAAGAATATGGATTTGGGCATGCTGGATTATTTGCCATCTTTGTTCTTCTCCGCATACGACTTAAACGATTCAGGCCCCTTTGTCTTGTATTCCATTTTCTTCAGACGGGAATAGTAATCAGGTAATTCACTAAGGTGATCCTTAGTGATATTCTTTGCTGTACGCTTATCGCTTGTATGTTCTGTTTCTACTTCAATTCCCATAGCAAGTTCTTGTGGGTCAAAGTGACTATCAGTTACGTCATCATGCTTACCAATAGTAATCTTCTTGCCCTTGTACTCAACTTCCTCCTCTTCACGATCGCACTTGCAGGCATGTAGTCCGCAAATTGGGCAAATCATTTCATTAAGTTGTACAAGTTCAAAGAGTTTCATAATTATCCCATTACTATTGAGCCATAAGCTCCGTAGCTCTCAACGTCCTGAACGATTAACTCATCTAGTTCCGTGTATAGCATATCACGGATTTCCTTAGCCTGTGTTCTTAGATCCAGTGCATTTAATGTAATCGCACCACTTGCACCTGGTAGGTTGGCATACTTACCACGAATCTGAGCAAGTATGTCCATAGCCTGTGCTTGTGCAAACTGTTGAATCCAACGCTTTGCATATCTATCTACGAAAATTTCTTGTTCGGTCTTTTCTAATGTGACATCAAGCAAGATACGTTCTGGACGTGTGAATGCCTGGTGGAATGAGATACGACGCTTACTTTCGTCCCATACGTATGTTAAGCGAGTTGCAAACATAATTTCCAACTGCTCAACATATGATGATACAATGTGGTAGCTCAACAAATCAAACGTTCCCATGTTATACAAGTGTTGTAGAACAACCTGTCCATAAACACCAGATCCCATTGCTTGTGACAAGAATGCAGAAGTGAATCTATAGCCTGCCATAACTGTAACGATCTTATTGTAGTCAACTGCCTTGTTAGCTAGAACATAGTGTTGGTTATAAGGCTTAATATCCAAGAAGAAGCACGCACGTTTAACCGCCATTGAACTTCTCTGGCGGAACGTTTCTAATGCGTCAGATACAGCACGACTTAGTTGATCATCTGTCAACTCAACTGTGATCGTTGGATAACCAAGTTCTGTACGAACAATCTTCATAATGTTGCGACGTTCATCTGGTGTTCCGTCGGTTCCAACACCAAGTTCATCATATGATGGTGTACCACTTACGCCGTCTTGACCACCAGATGGAACTAGAATATTTGCTGTAGGCTTTAGATTTGACCATAAGAATGCACCTGGATTGATTGGTAGTGCACGATAAGGAATTCCTCTCTCGAGTCCACCACCGTTGTAACTAACCCATGCATCAAGTGGCCCAACACCATTTCCAAGATTACCACTAAAGTCGCCAAAATAATCTAAGCCCGAATACAATCCATCGTAGTAGAAACCATCAGCAATAGGAACATCAAACAAACTTCTGCCGCCTGGTGCGCCGTATGGATAGTATGCATTTTGTGTACCAACATCATTGATGTAGTCAGCTGCACCTGTTCCGTATACAACCAAGCTACTTGCCATGTAAGGGATCCCGTTTGGAATTGGAATCATGATTACATAGTTACTTCCACAGCCTGTTGTTACAAATACCAAGTTGCCTTGTGGATCAAACTGACAGTAAACAGCTGGCTTGATCCATATCCACTGCGTACCATCCCATTGATATAGCTTGCAAGTTATAGTATTGAACCAGTTCTGTCCTTTCTTCAATGTTGGTGCTATTGTTGTGAATGGAACATTTACCCACTTCGTACCATCCCAACTGTTGAGTGTATTAGGAATTGATGTGTTGAACCACAACTGTCCTACTGGCAATGAGTTTGGTGGATTGATCGAAACAATTGGTGAAATTGGATTCCATGCACCCACTGTTGGAGTTCCCCAGATATACCAGAGATTGGTTGTTGTATTGTGCCAAACTGTTCCAATAGTAGGAACTGTTGGATCTGTTGGAAAGTTAATAAATGTAACTGGTTCCCATGTACTACCATTCCATACTGATAGGACACCCGTGATTGGATTATACCAAACAGAGCCCGTTATAAGTGTTGGCACACCAAACGGATCGGTTCCTTGACTAAAGTAAGGTGTAACAAGATTCCACGTGCTGTGGATTATATCCCACTGCTTGAGCATTCCTGGAGATGTTAAGGAATCATCAAACCATAGACCACATGAGGTAACATCTGTTGGATCTGTTGGCCATACTAATACGGATGTTACATCCCATCCTGTATTTGTAAGATTGCGTTGTGACAAAACTTCTGTTGTTGGATTGTACCATAGTGTACCTGCAACAACAGCATTTATTGGAACAAGAGCTGGGTCTGTTGTTGAGTTAATAAATGGTTGTACTGCCCATGCTGGGGCAATCGTTCTTGTATAGAGAACGCTATTCGTTAGGTCAAACCAGTATGAACCAGCTGTGATCACATTAGGTGCTACTGGCCATGTTACTGCATAGGCTAGAACCCACTGCGTTCCATTCCAAGTATAAAGTGTTGAGTTTGCTGTATCGTACCAGAATGCACAACCAACTGGTGCTGCAGGACACGAAGGATCTGTTAGTGAGATAAATGTTTCACTACCAGGAACTTCGCACCAAGTATTTCCACAACGTGAAAATGCGTTAGTACCATTCCACCACCACGTACCTGGATGTGGTTGTGTTGGATCAATTGCATCTGTGATAAATGGAACAACAACCCACGTTGTTCCATTCCATTGCGATAGAACATTTGTGGTAGGATTTAACCAGTATGTACCAACAGGAACAAGGGATGGATCAGTAGGCTGAACAATAACACCTGTTGTGTTAGGAACCGTTACCCATGCTGTGCCATTCCATTGTGACAATATACCTGTTGTAGGATCATACCAATATGCTCCGATAATAGGTGCCGTAGGTGCTGTTGTTTGTACAAGAACAGTATTAGGTGCGGTTACCCAAGCACTTCCATTCCAGATAGAAATAATTCCTGACGTAGGATTATACCAGAAAGCACCAACAATTGTGGTTACTGGTGAAGAGCTTTGAACAAACGTATTGGGTGGAACTACCCAGGCTGTTCCGTTCCACTGCATCAATGTTACTGTTATGGTATTGTACCAGAACGTGCCTGTTGTTGGAGGTAGAGGCGGTATAGTGCCAACAGTAGTGTTTGCTACTGGGATCCATGCTGTGCCATTCCACTGTGAGAGAACACTCGTTAGCGTATTAAACCAATACTGGTTCATAACTGGATTTGTAGGTGCTGTGGTTTGGCTAGTAACTCCAATTACAGCAATAAGAGATATTCCATTCCACATCCATAGCTTTGAACCATCCCAGTAATAGATTCCATCACCTGGAACAACAGGCGATACATAACAACCAATATTGCTGCTTTGGACTGCAAGCTGTTTATTGA